GTGCGGTGATGATGAATCGTCCGCCGTCCGCTGTCGCTGTTGGGCTGGTTTTCCACGCGCCTCGTGAGAGCATGACGCGACGGAGAACCGCCGTACTGCCGCTGGTGCCCCCGGTCATCGTTGCACCCTCTGCGGGCGCGATTGCGTTACCTATTCCGGTTCCTACTGAGGTATCGAACGTAATCTCGAAGGGGAAGGTAATCTTTGACCAGCCGCCAGATGTGGCCTTCCAGAGTTCGGTCGCGGTGCCGCCGACGTTATCCCTGAAGGCGTACCGCTCATCATTGAGTATCGAAAAGCCACGAGCCGGGCCGCTGGAGGCCGCGCCGCCAACGGCGGTAATGTCTGATCGGTACTGAGACGCGGCGGCATCGAGATAAATGGCGGTGGATTGCGAACTAAGCACGGACACCGTGGCTGTCGCCGTGCCGATGACCGTTGCGCCCTACCTGTACGACTTCTGTCGTCGTAAATGTGCCAACGACTTTGGTCAACGCCACGAATGACGCGCCAATCGCAATAATGACGCCCGTTGCTCCCGATGTTGCGCCGGTGAGCGTTTGGTTCACGCTGGGGATGTTGATAAACGCCATGACTTCAACCGTCGTCACCACCGCGGCGCTTGGCGATGGTCTGCCGTCATAGCGCTCGTATCCTTTTACTTTCGCGTACCCGCCGTCGGTCGAGCATTCAAAGTTCTGGCTGTCGGTGACATACCCGGCAGGTAGTGAAAGCGACGGCGTAACCAGGTCCAGTCCACCTTGAAGCACAACGATCCGGTGTTCGACGGGCGGCGCGTTTTTCATCCCCAGCGAATCTCTGGCAGGCGAAGCGCGTCCAGGCGGCGCATGTTCTTGTCGAATTCCATCTCACCCCGGTCGTACACTTCCGGCGCACCTTCATATGCTCCGTAGTACATCATGGCTTGTAGACCACCATCATGTGAAACTGCGGCGGCAAGCCGGGAATGTCGGCGTCGGCGGCCAGCAAAATCGGCTGACGGAAATAGTTGCCCGTCACGGTGTAATCGCCGTTCGGGTACGGGCCGACATTGGGGGATTGATCTGCCGGAAAAAATGAGACGACGAGGGGCTGAGTCTGCACGTAGCGGGTCGCGCCAAACTCGTAGACGGCGCGCCACGCGTCGTATTCCATGTAAGACATCTCGATCTCTGCCGTGTTGCCGCTCGCGGTTGGGTAGTTCCTGAATGAGTCACGCGCCCACATGCCAAAGGTGGCAGCGGTCACGCCGCAGGTTCCGGCACCCGTCCCAAACGGATAATTGGCCTGGGCGGCCACAGTCCCAAACAGGGTAGACAGGCGCATGAACATCCAATCAGGATGCGCGCGCTCGATCTCCATGTTCGCTTCGGCGACCCAGTTCACAATGCGACCGAGTTCGCCAGTTTGGGCGATGGCAGTTGACGGCCCGGTCCCCGTGACGGAGCATTCCCGCGCAGTACGTTGGCAGAGTTCGAGAAAGGTCACGCGTTAGCCGCCTTCGCGCTTGATGCGCGTACGCCACTCACGGCCAGCGGGGTTGTTATCCTCGATGACGGTCAGGTTGTACGCGCTTCGCGGTGTACGGCGGACGTTGTTCTGCGGGCGCTCTTCCTGCGATGTTCCGTGTTCGGTACGAACGGTTTCAGGTTTGGCGCGCATCAATACTTCGACGTACTTGCGTTTGACCGTGACTTCACAGCCAACGGGAATTGCCGGTTTGCGATACCACCGGCCATTGACCAGTATTTCCGGCGAAAAACCATTGACCCAAGCGTCTATTGCTGCCGGTGGGTATTCGTCGTCCGAGTAGTCGATCATGATCGTTACCGGCTCTTCATTGAAGGCCAGGTCTTGCATGTACTTATTGTCTGAGTCGAGCGCGACGACGATGTTCTCGTGGTCGATATCGCCCTCATCGGGCAGCTTGATGAGCGACGGTGGTGGGAGTTCCAGATCGCGGGTGCTGTGTTCTTTGCGCATGACGGTAGGACGTGGCATTGATGCTCCTGAATAAAAACGGGCACCCGAAGGTGCCCTGTGGTTGAACTGCGGTTAAACGCCGATCTGTGGACGATCCGGCAGTTGCGAGATGTTGCGGAACACCGAACAGGTGATGCCAGATGCGGTCCAGTTGGTTGTTCCAAACGTGAACGTATTACCCGTTGGGCTGGTACGAACGACCGTGTACGCGAACGGACAGAAATCATTCGGGATAGGCGGGAACTGCGGCGCGAGCAAGAAGCGGCCCACCGTGGTAGTGACGCCCAATTCGGTCGGCGTTGATGCGCCTTGAGCGGCCACCAGCGTACCGGCGTTGTTGACGCCGAATACATAGCAGCAGGCTTGCCCGCCATCAGCCGACGTGCTGACGATGGGGACAAACGCTACGCCGGTATTCGCATCCAGCGTTGGAGTTGTGGCGCTGTTGGTCAACACAGCAAGGGCGGTGGTGAACTTGCCCCGGAGGGAACACTCACTGGCGACGGTCGTCGTCATTGTGTTGGTGGTGCCAGCAACGGCGCCCATGTTGCGGTGATTAAACTTCGGGATAGTGCCTTGGAGATAGTCAAGCATGATGGAGTCCTTAAAAAGAAAAACCCGCTAAAAGCGGGCTTTTTTGCTGCAATGGAGAGGATTGGTTTACTGTATTGCGCCCTGTAATACGGTCGCGTCCCACGGGCCAACGGGGCTGAAATACACCACATTGGTATTGGCTGCGTCGAGCGCCGTAGTAGCTCCGGTGAAGGTGCCCGCCGTTGGGTTGACTGTGAAACCGCCGATACAAGCGCGGCCGTTTGGCATCTGCGGGAAGGCGACGCCTGCGAGCGTCGTTGCGGCAGTACCCATAGAGGTACTGATCGTGCCTGCGCCATTGATGTAAAACAGGTACACGTTGAAGGTGTTGATCAGCGTAAGGCCCGTATTGGGAGTCAGCGTTGTTGACGCAGCAACGGACACCAAAGCAGCGGCGTTACCGTTGTTGGTCAGCGCCAGTACCGCAGCGAGGCCGGTCTTTGCGTCGGCCGAACCCCCGCCAAAGATGATGATGCCCGCAGGAGAAAGCATCTGCGCGGCGTAACGATCCATCAAGCCCTGAAACAACGGTTGCAACGCCCGCGCCGTGGTTGTGTTGGCAAGTGCGGTGAGGTAGCGTGAAAGTGTATCAATCATGGTAATTTTTTCCTTTTGAGTAGGGCGACCTAAGCCGCCCCGTTACCGTTAAACGAGGACTTTCAGCCCGACGTTGCCGACTGCCATCCAACCCTGGTTTTCGATCATGACGACCTTCCACCAAATCGTACCGGCGTAGCCACGCTGACCGAGAGGATCAGACTTCGACTTCTCGCCCGGCTTCAGGAAGGTAGGATCAAGCGCACCCAAACCGCGTACAGCGATCTGAGAGAACGCATCCTGTGCGCAGACGATGAACGGATACACATCGATGCTGGTGCCGGAGGTTGAAGATAAACCTGTGGCACCAACCGCTGCGCCGCCGTCCTGAATCGCTGGCAGATCAGGGTGGGTGATGAAGCGAAAGCGCTCACACTTGCCGATCTCATTGGCCATTGGCGTGCCGGATGCGTACTTCTCGCTTGGCGTGAAGTTTGGCAAATCACGAATGTCCGGCTCTGCGTCGGTGTGGATGTAGACCGTGTAACCGGCTGCAACCGCACTAACATCAAAGAGGGCGCTGGCCTTCAACACCTGATTCACTTCTTTACCGTGGTTCGCCTGCAAGTTCTTGGCGATACGGCGCAACAAGCCAAGCGTGATGCCGCCGTTGACGGTCGCGCGGGTCGTGCCGGTTCCGCCGAAATACTGATTGGTGCCAGCCTTGAGCGCGCTGTAGATGATGAGCTCGTTCACGAACGTCACGCGCTCGCCAACCTGCTTGATCATCGCCTTGGGGATGTCATCCTCATACAGCCCGTAGGTCTTGTCCGTAAAACCGTACAGGCACGAGTACTGCTGAATGACCGCCGTGATATCGAGCGGCGTGATGCTGTCCGGCACTGGTGTAACGCCTTCAGCCGTCAAGTGCGCCTGCACGATGGTCAGACCACGATCACCAGCGCCGTTGGCGAAGAACTGGTTCTGCGTGCTGGAGTTGGTGGCCGTTGCGCCGTAGGGCAAGAATTTACGGGCGACGTAGGTGTCAGATTGGTTGGCAGGCAGTTCTACCTGACGGCCCATCTTGGAGAGAATTTCAGCCGGTTCCGCAGTCTTGAGGATCTGGCCCTTGTACTTGTTGATGCGCCCTGGGGTGAGGGCAAATGTTTGCATGCTCATGGATTTATTCCTTGAAAAGTTAAGAGGTCTGCGCTTTTTGCGCGTAAAAAAACCCGCATCGCGGGTGTGCGACCCCTCCGGCTTTTCAGTGGGAGAGCAATTCTTGCCGTCATGAAGGCGGCGGGTATTACGTTTCAGCCGTTGTTATAACCGTCTGCGAAATCGTCTACTTCTTCTTTTGCTCTGGTGTGGCCTGACGATCCTCGCGGAGCGACGGCAGCGGCCAGCAATTCTTTTCTGGTGTTGCGTTGTGGAGTCGCGGGTTCTTTCGGCTTCTTCGACTCCTTGTATTCTGTCAATCGCCGGTTGATTAAGTCTGAATCCCATGTGTCGGCAAGTTCCTGACGAGCGTCATCAGGTAGTTTTGCGCGCCACTCATGGAAGTCATCGGAGGCGAATACTTCTTTGAAGTCGGCATGCGCGCGGGCAACCGATTTCGTTTCCATCTTCTGTTCGAGTTGCGTCGAGATTTCCTGACGCAAACGATCTACATCAACGGGCGGTGCCTGTTCGGCGCTTCCCGTGCCGCGCATCTTCGACAGCACGCGGTTCAATCCCTTGGCAATGCCACTGGTCAAATCAGGGTAATCAGACTTGAGTTCTTCCAGGTCGTCATCCGTAATTTGCGGCACTTCGCCTGCGGGTGTTTGGGTTTGAATCTGCTGAATGACCCGCTCAATACCGCCGATCTTTCCAAAGGCTGTACCAAACTGCTTATCCAGCGACGACTTGAGGCCCGTTACTGAATCAATGCTGGCCTTGAGACTGTTGTACTCGTCCTCAGTCAGCGCTCTTAGTTTCGGTGGTTCGGGTTCTGCTGCGGGCGCTTCTTCAGGTTCCGGCGTTTCCGTGGGAACATCATCAGCGTCATCAGCGTATCCGGCTGCAAAATCATCCTTCTCTTCAGGTACTTCTGGCACTTCTGGCACTTCATTTACTTCGGGCAGCATTACTTATCTCCTGCGTTGCGGTCGGCGTTGCCGTGGACCGTGGTTATTCCCGTACGCGTTGGCGGGCGGGCGTTAAAACTGGTTCGTCATTCTCGAAGTCGATCATTGCCTTGACTTCAGCAATGCGTCCCCGAAGGTCAGCGGTCTTGGCTACATCGTGCGGGCCATCGTTCTGACTGCGCAATGCGACCAGACGGCCCTGTAAGTGCTTGAGTAACCGTCTCCACGTGGGAGATTGTTTCTCGCCTGTCGTCAGGATGAGGCGGTCGATCATGGCGTGACCGGCGTACTCACTTCATCCCGAATCAGGCTGGGGCTGTCCTTGTTGATGCCCTTTTCCTCGCTCGTGACGTGCTTGTTCAGGTCGTGGGTGCGCTCGAATGCGCCCTCGCCCCTTGCTAGTGCGATCTCGGCAGCGGCCAGTTCTTTGCGGGTGTTCTCGATCATGGCGGTCTTGGCCAGATCAGTTTTCACTTTGTCGAGTGAGGTCTTTTCGCGGTTGGCGTAGTCGAGCAATGCAAGCTCACGGCGCAACTGCAACTCCTGGATCCTGAATTGAGAGTCATTGTCATCGCGCGCCGATTGAGCCTGCACGTAAACCGTATCCCGATCAGTATCCATCTTGGCCGCTTCCAGCCGCGCTTTGGCGTTGATCTCGGCAACCTGTACTGGCGGCGGTGGTGTTGGCGGCTGCTCGGCCATCTTGGCCCGCTCATCGTCCGTGTACTGGAATTCTCTCGGGTCGAGACGTTGCGACTTCAGGTATTGCGTGATGTACTTGGCCGGGTCTATCCCATAGGCCGGGTTCATTACCATCTGCGCCATCTGCGCTATCACGTTGTATTGAATCGCTCGCTCAACCAATGCGCTTGAGCCTTGGGCGTGGATGTTCCAGTCGCCCTTCTCGTCTGCCGGCACATCAGGATCGAGTAACAACCACTCGTAGAATTGATTGACGATAGGCTCTGTCACGTCATCATCGATGCTGTTGCCAACAGATCGTAGTAACTGGTTGGCGTTGTTGTTCTGTAGCTGGGTAGCGCCGAACGTGTCCGGCTGTTGTGGCCCGGACTGGCCTTGCGAAATAAGCGGGATGCTGGTCGATTCCTCAGCCAGCTTCAGGGCGTACTCGACAATCTTTTGCAGCGAGTCGCCTACGTTGGGGATCTGGAACGTGGCAAATATCTTCCGCACGTCGTCGATGGTGGCGTCCGGCGACATGAACCAGAGTTTGTCCGGCGTCAGAATATAGCTGCCGTCCGCCGGGTTGATCATTCCGCGTTGAATGACAATCTGCGAGCCTGCCGACTTCCCGGCATTGTTGAGCCAGGCGCGTGTTGCCGCATTCACCATTCTCTGCGGCGTTTTCATCTGTTCCGCTACACCGACCCCAGCCCAGTACCCGGCGCGTTTCTGCCAGTTGAATACGTGATATGGGAATTCTCCAGACTCCAGCGGGTTGACAATCGCCTTGACCGGCACGTCATTGATGATGGTGACGACGACAGAGATATCTTCCTTGTCCTCTGGTACGCCATCGAGGCCCACCGCTTCCAGTGTTTCAAGCTCTTTGCGAGTCAGCGTGCCGGTGAAATACCAGACTGGATAGAGCGACTTGGCGTTCCGCTTGATCTTGCCGGGTTGGCCATCGTCCTTTTTCTTTCCTTCCGGGCCTTGCTCAATCACCATATCAATCTGTGATTCGATGTAGCCTTTTTGACCCTTCAGTTCCTTGACTTGACGTTCCGACAGTTCGTCGTACTCGAATATGTGTGAGCCGCGATGGATATCGTCACCCGCATCATCGGCTGGGAAGAAGTTCCACGGGTTGATCGAGCAAACAGCGGGGCGGACTTCTTTCTCAATCACCATCTTCAGCGTGTCGCCCTCGCCTTGCATGGCGCGGTGAATGGCAACGTCTGCGAATGGGCCTTTGAGTACGCCGCTTCCTAGCTTGGCACCGTTGAAGATGACCTTGCGCATCTCTGCGGGGTAGGCGCACTCGACCATCCAGTCGTAAATTCGCTTCTCTGCTTTCTTGGCGGCGGCGTTGGCCTTCTCAATAGCCTCTTTAGCCAGATCGCCAGCGACCAGCGGGACGGTTTCTGGTTGTTCTGTTGGTTGAGCCTCGCCCTCGGCGCCCATCGGTGAAGGCGGTGGCATGTCGTCCTTGGTCGCATCGCGTAGCAGCGGTTGACCGTTGTGCATTACCTGAGAGTCATCGTCTTTGGAGTCTAAAAACTCCGGGACTGGTGTTGCGGTGAAACTAAATGCTTTGTCGTCAATCGGCAGGATGATCTCGCACACCTTGGCGTGTCCTGCATCCACATAGCGCCGGGTGACTTCAACATACGCGGTCGAACGTGCAGCCTCGCCAGAATCTTTGAGCCGCTTATCGCTCGTGAGTGGCCCCGTCATGCTCGTGGGCTTCGACCAGCGGATGCCGGTAAACTCGCCACGGTTTTCCTCATCAATGCCGATGTACGCCTCCTCGCATTCGGTCCAGGTCTCTTCGATGCCGGACTCTTTGCGAGCCTTCGTCGCAGCGTCACGCTTCTGGCAGATCAGCGTACCAATGGCGTCCAACTTAGGATTGGACTCGAGTTCATCCCCTCCCATCGCATCTAGTACCTCGCGTGGGATTGCGTTGTCGTGGGCCATTAGAACGTACTCGCGTTGAGTAGAGTTTGTTCGGCAGCGGAGAGTGGGCGGTTCCAGACGAGCATGTTGCGATCATTGCCGTTTAGCGCGCTCGCGCCGTTACCGTCTGCGCCGATTTGAATACTCGTTCCTAGCTGCATGGCCGTTACCGTTGCGTTGTTGGTGCCGACAATGCCGTTGACATACACATCCTGGCCGGTCGTGGACGATGCTACGCATGCAATCTTGTAGGTCGTCCCCGCAACTACCGCGAGCGCTCTGGTTGCGTCCGTGTTCACGCCTGCAATGCGCTTCCTGAAAATGATGTTCGTGCCGTCGTACAGGCATGCGGTGGAGTTGCTGGCATCGACAAAGCTACCCCACAGGAATACCGTTCCGAGCGCAGCGGCGGCGGCGGTTGGCGTCCATTCGACGTAGAAGGTCGCGTTGTTGGTTGGGATGTTGCCTGCGACCGGGTAAGCGTTAAGGTCGATTGCTCGCGTTACGGCTGCTGTAGTCGTTGGAATGTATGAGGTTGCGACAGAGCTAGCTTCTAGTTGTGCGCCCTGCGCAGACAGGCCGCTAGTGCCGTTACCTGTCCACGTATAGCTAAAGGGATTGCCATTGGCATCTTGCACGTAAGGGAAAAAGCGCAATGACGTGCTTGTGTCAGATGTGAATGTGACTACGCAACGATAAAATCCATTGGGCCCCAAAGTTATTGTTGATGCGCCCGCCGTAAATCCAGCGCCGGTCGCTGTGGTGGATGTTGTTACGGCTCCGGTAGATACGTTAAAACACGCATACACCCCGTTCCCGCTTGCGCTATCAATGCGGAAGGCTAAGAAGTCGTATCCAGCAGGTTTGCCATATAACGACACCGTATAAATGATATTCGAGGCTGCTTTTGCAATGCTCCCGCCGTTGGATAGTAAGCCATGAGCGGCAGCGACTGCTGTTGGGATAATGGTTGCGGCAGTTGTTGTGCCGTAAATGCCTGAAACCGCGTTGGCCGTAACGGTTGACGCCTGCACAGGCCACTGCCCGCCACTCGATAGGTCGTCAGATTGCGTTGTCAGATTAGTCGCAGCAGGTTCTGCGAGGTAGCCCAAATACGCCAGTGTCGAAGGGTTGTAACTACTTCGCGCCACGCCAGTCGCCACCGAGCCGATCAGCCCTGTGCTTAATACCGTTGTCGCTGTGCTGGCGCGAGTAAATGTGGCGGAGCCAGTGCCGCGAGTTAATACGAGATTGACTTCGCCTGCGCCTAAATCGTTAAATCGCGCGTAGAAACTTGACTCAGCCAGCAGGCTCGATATGGTCGATGCGCCCGATCCGTTGCACAACACGCGCTTGTTCGCCACGCCCAAATAGCCTAGCTGTGACCTTTTCAGGCCGGACAGTTTGACGTGACGCATCAGTCGAGCAAGGCCAACTTGAAGGTGAACGCCTCGGCGCTTACTGGCGTATAGGCGTTGCGAACTACCACCAGAGCGTAAAGGACAGCAAATGCGTTCAGGTTCAACGGCAAGCCGATGTTGGTTACATGGCAGATTGAGTTACCAGCAGCGCCCGATGTAGCGAGGCCAACGCGGAACGATGTTGACGGGATAGGGATAACACCTACCAGTCCGTTCAGCCCTGTGATGAGCTCTGCATCGGTCGGCGCAAAAGCGGCGTTATCGTTCTGCGCAGCCGGTGCGGTATCGAACAGCCACAACTCCAGGTCAGGCTTGGTTGCTTGGTTGGCCGAGTCGATACAGAGTACAGATTGCAGGATAGTGAACCCGCGAGCACTCCCGCCTACGCCTTGAAACGTGAGCAAGGTCGGCGCTGACGTTGAATCGGAAATCACATCGCCCGCAGTGTATGCACTGGTATCTGCCGGTCGTGTAACCGCCGCGCCTACTGTTCTGCCTGATCCGACAACTGAGTCCATGTTCGTCCTTTGAATTGAAAAACCCGCCGAAGCGGGTCTTGTTGAATTGGTTAAAGCCCCATGCCTTTATCGGAGGGGCGGTATTGCGGTATGTGGGTTGGTAGCGGCGCTGCACCTGTCTCGTGCCCCGGCTCCCATCCCATTGCGAATACTTGAAACGCATCAGCGCCGTGTGAGTTCTTGTCGTGAACCGGCTCGTCGCTCCAGTTGCCAATCGACTCGTTCCACTTCTTCCGGTAGTTGTCCAGGCACTCGATGCCGTCGGAGCAATTATCTTGGTGGAAATAGCATTCAGCGATACGGTTGCGCGCGGCATCAATCGACATGAATTTCATGCTCACACGCGGGATTACGCGCACCTTGACGGTCGGGAATAGCTCGCGCAACTTCTTGGCCGCTGTTACCGTCGTCACCACACTTTGATCATCAGCATCGTGCGGCAGGTAGATATTACCCAGCAGATAGCCCTTCTCCTGCATCTTCCGTGCGTAGTAGTCCAGCGTCTTGCCGGTGTCTTGCAGGTAGTCGATCATACGATGCTCAAGCGCACCGTACTGGTGGAACCATATCGCCGTCGTGTCTCGGCCAAGGTCCCAAAACGTATTCACACGCTTGTTCTGCATGATTGGTAGGTTGCGAACACGGCGCTGCTTTCTCGCCGCCATCATCTGCGTTGAGAAGTAGCGCTCTTCCATCGCGCCCGCAAACGCCTCTTCTGGCGTCGATGGATATTCCTGTTTCATGTCGTCCTTGAATAATCGTTTCTTGACCGTGTACCAAGCAACTTGGGCGTCATCGAGAACAACGCCCTGCTTTTCCAGTTCGTTGAAATACTCAATGGTCAACTGGTCAATGTCCACGCCGTCCGGGTCGATCCGGTACGACTGTTTGCGCCACCACGGATAGAAGTGCAACTTGAATTCCATCTCGTTCGGCGGCGTCTCACCGCGCTTTTGGGCTTCGGTCACCATGTCGTAGAAGTGCCCGCCCGTTCCTTCAGCGGTCGATTCAATGAACACCAGCCCGCCGTGATGCACCGCGGGGAGCGAGCCCAACTTGATCTCGCTCGCCTTGTCTGGATATCGCCTGCAAATCTTGCCGTACTCAGAGATGTGCAGGAATTGCAGCGTTCCAGACCGGCCTGATGTGCCGACGTAGATGCTCGATCCGTTGCTGAATACCAACTCCGATGCCGTCTCATTCACCGTTGGATTCAACGCCCGGATGCCTTCTGGCAGGTTGTCCCACGGAAACTTGACCTTATTCCTGAATATCTTGCCGGCAGGATCCAAACCGTGCGCGATGATCGCGGCGCTGTAATTGGGCGTGAATATCGTCTGATCCAGGCCGACGATATCAATCAGCGTCGTGAATCCCAATTGGCGAGCCTTCAGCACCAGATTGTTTGAGTGCAGGTTCGATAGGAGGTCCAGCTGCTCCGGGTTCGGAGCGAACTTGATCCGTTTGCCATCCTCGTCAACTATCCAATACAGGTTAGCTAGACGCCACTTCCAATCGCCCAGGCAGTCGATTACCTTGGCGTTCACTACGGCATCTGCGGCCAGTGGTGGTTGGCTTTTTTGAAGTTCTCTATCTTTGTTATCACACGAAGATTAGCTTCGCAATGCAACCCGCAAACCAGTTTCGAGTAAATGGGGACAACGTGGTCAACATGCCATTCGTTGGCCGTCGCCTTGGTTCGGCTGCGAGCGTCATCGTAGATCAAGGATATTTTTTTAGGGTCTGCCCAAGTTGGCGTGGCGGTTTTGATGCGTTGCTTCTTGCGTGCGCTGGCGCATGGTTTTTTAGCTTTTACAGGTACTGGGACGGGCACTGCCTCAACATCCATATGCGCGCAACGAAACCATCCTTCTTTTTTCAATTCTTCGGGCAATTCCCAATCAGCATCTACAGTAATCAAGAGCCGCCCAGTTTGATCCGGCTATTCCCGCTCTCAGCGATCTGCAACATGACCACGTTCAGCGGGTTTCCATCCTGTCCACCGAGATTCATATCCACTTTGTCGCCGTAGCGCTTGGGCCTGAGTTTCGATGCCGTCCACTTGCGCGCGTCCACTCGTAGGCGTTGGCGGGCGTTGAACACCTGCGGGTCCAGCGAGCCATCTGGCAATTCGTCGGCTATCTCCGCAATTTCATCGGCATAACAATCAGCGCAATCTTCCTTTGATCTCGCGTATTGCTTAGAAAATGTCTCGTCCGTATTCAGCCAGTCCCAAAGTGTAGGTTGCTCAATTCCAACTTCAATGCACATCGCACGCGCCGACTTGCCAACAGATATGCCAGCACAGATGCGATTCATAATGTCCGGTGTCTTTTTTGTCGGTCGCCCAACTTTGCCCTTTTCCCCAATACCCAAGCCTTGCCCACCCGTTTTTTTAGTCTGCAATCGCGCTGTAGGCGTTGATTCCTTTGCCTTTTTCCCCGATTTCACCGTTTTGGCCTGTTTCAGCGCGCTCGCGGCGACGGCTGGGTTGGCGCTTGGTTTTACTGGTTTCATTACTTGCGTCTCTTGGTTTAGTTCTTCACCACGATCAGCCCCGGTACTGCAATGCCCGGCTCTGGAATGGGGTCGTGTTCGCTGAATTGCTCTTTGTCCAAATTGTCCATCGCCTCGACAATGTACGGGTCGAGCTCGTCCAGCGTGATGTTTGCCGGGGCGCTGATCTCACTCAGTTTTGCGCCCACCTTGTCCATGACCTTTTGAACCAACAGCATGTGTTGGTGAGCGTGGCTTCCGATGTTGAATGAGCCCTCATAAATGTAGTTGCCGGCAATCGCGCCATCATCTGTGTCTGTCAAGACGAAAATTGCTCTCACAGCTCGACTCTTTCTTTGATTGGCGGGACGGTCGGGTCGGGTTTTCCGTACCCCTCTGCGAAGTCAGCTTGTCCGCCATCAGACTTGCCGCTGTTTTTGAATATGTCGAGTGCCGCCTTCAGGGCTTCACCAATTGACCGAACGGTTTTGCCGCCTGGTTCCTCGGGCTCCTCCAGTGGTTTACTGGATACGCTGAATGTGCCGTCAGGGAGCGCCGCTATCTTGATGCAGTAACCTTGATCGACTTGAGCTGGCTCCATGCCCGGCATTTGCGTGGGCATTGGTGCATTCATTGCGGGGGGCATTGAGGCCATTTATTCGGTTCCAATTCTAGTTGTTAGGGAATTGCTCATTTCCGGCTGGCTTCCAGCACTACATATTTGATAAATGCCCACACCAGACCGGCGGCGATTGATATTTTTGCGAACCAAAGCGCAAACGCGCCTACCCGACTGCCTATTTCCAGCGTCGAATCGACCTGTTGCGAGAATTTGATGATGCCGCTCAAGTCAGTGCGCAAAGTTGTGAGCCCTGTTTGCGTGGCGGCGGTGATTGCCGTGTTGTCTGTTATGTTTGAGCGTAGTCCTATGTACTGCGCTTCAATCGCATCGATGCGTGACGCCATTTCCATGTTCCACGGGTCATCAATGAGATTTTGCTTCGGCGGTGTCATTTACAGTTGCCGCCTGTGCTGCCTGCTGGTCCGCCTGATCCGCCGGGTGCGCCGCTGCCACCTGATGCGCCAGCGCCACCGGGTGCGCCTGGTGCGCCGCTTCCGCCGGGGGAATTGCCGGTTGTAGATGATCCGGGAGAGCCTTGGCCACCGTTGCCACCTATCGCGCCATTACCTCCGGGTGCGCCGTTACCGCCGCTCGCGCCCGGTCCGCCGATTGAATTTCCGCTCGCGCAGTTTTTTCTGTCAATCGTTGATCCGTTGTTGGCTACATCGCCGCCTGCTGAAATAGTTGTGCTGGTCGTGGTGCCCGCGCTCTTGCCTACGGCTGCGACTACGCTTGCGAGCGTTTGGCCCCTGACAGCTTCAACATTGACGTTATCGGCGCTGATTGCCCTTGCCGTTTTACCGCTCTCAGTAACCTGTTTGAAATTTACGGCGATTTGACCGATGTTCGATAGTGCGCCGACCAGCCTCAAGGACTTGTCAAACCACGATTCAGGCGGGGCCAGTACCGTCGTGCTGGCGTTCGAACCGCGATCTGATAGGGCTATGGCCATCGCCACATATCCAGCGCCTTCCGGGGTAGCCTTGGTCAGCGCGGCCTCTTGGGCCTTGTACTTCGCAACTTGGGCTTCGGCTTTGGCCGACTCCATCATTGCGACGGCTTTGTAGTAATCGCCATCGCTTGCGCAGCCACCAATAAAAAGGGCGCACATGGCGCCCAGTATCAGCATTGAGATTCGGTTCATGACTTACCCTTTGTACTTTCGCATTTTGGCGTCCGCGTCTGGATCGCCAGCCCACTTCAAGACAAGCGCATTTAGCGCAATATCACACTGCAAGCAAAGCGGTCTTTGCTTGTTGCCGTCCGCGCATATCTGCCACTGGTGAACTGCTTGCCCGCGGCAGCGGATACACTTCATGCGCGCAATACCGGCAATCGTGTACGGCTTTTTGCGGCCTGTAGGCCAGCTCACTTTCCCCACGTCGCGTTAAATCGTTCGGTCAGGGTTTTGGTTGCCACGCTTGCACGTCCTGTAGGCGGCTGTTGCACCGATCCAGCAGCACTTCCAGCGTTTGTTTCCGCTGCCACAGTTGCCCGTTTGTCGCCCCAACTTCCAGGGGTGGCGGCATTGCGATGGGCGCTGTCAGGCTGGTTGGGATCTCGCAGCGGCCCGGAATTTCCTTGACCACTGTTTTCGTGAATAGTCCGCAAGCCGATAACATCATCAGGGATGCGAGTAACAGTCCATGCCTGTACTTCCGGCTTCCTTGCTGCCAG